ATGCGAGGTCGTCAGGCTAAGCCTTGGTATTGGAAGGAACGCGACGTTTGGTGCATCACGCGCAACGGCAAGAGGGTAATCCTCGCGCGTGGTAAGGCGAACCGCAAAGAAGCGTATCGTCGCTTCCTTGAGTTGGCTCCCGAAGAGACACGATCGGTGACCGCGCGTGTCACGGGCAAAGAGGTATGCGATCTCTACGTCGAGCACGCGGAGTCGAATCTCAAGCCGAAGACATATCGTTGGTACAAGATGATCCTCGATCGGTTCGGTAACACCGTCCGACTGATCGATGCCAACGAGGTCCAGCCGAAGCATGTGACCGACCACATCAAGGCGCACAAGAACGAGTGGAACGTCACGACACGCTGCGGTGTCATCACTGCGATCAAGCGCGCGTGGGCCTGGGCGGAAGAAGAGGGGCACATCACGCTCAACCCACTGCGGAAGATCAAGAAGCCACGACCTCAACGCCGTGATGAGATCCCTGACGATCGGGAGGTGAAGGTCTTACTCAAGACCGCCAAGCCCGAGTTGCGGCTCCTGCTCACGTTCGTCTACCACACCGGATGTCGGCCGGGTGAAGCAGCGATGATCGAGCGACGGCACGTCAACCTCGTGAACCGGGAAGTGCGGTTCAAGATTGGCGAGGACAAGACTAGCGGGCGAACAGGCAAGCCGCGCGTCATCCACCTGAACGATGCGGCCCTTCAGATCCTTACGGCGCTCATGTCCGTGGTCGCACCTGGCCCACTCTTTCGTAACAGCCGAGGCAACCCGTGGACGGAGTTCGCAATCTCACTCGGCATCCGCAAGATCCGCGAACGCACCGGGCTCGACGAGCGGTCGGTCGCTTACGCGCTCCGTCACCACTGGGCAACCGATGCGCTGGCCCGAGGTGTGCCACTCGCCACCGTGGCCGAGATGATGGGCAACTCGCCTGAGATCGTTGCCAAGGTGTACTCGCACCTCAGCGACAAGAAGTCACTGCTGCTCGATGCGGCGAACGCAGTGAGGCCGCCAGAGCAACGGGCGTCGTAGTGTTACGGATTACGAACGCCGATCTGGAGTGCTCGCTGTTGTTTCGCGTGCGCGCGTGCTCGGTCTTGAAGCTCTGAGTACGCGCGCATCAGCTCGATCTCTTCGGGCGTGAGATTTGCCGCCTCTTCGGGCCGCACGTAGAAGTTCGTGTACTTGCTGAGCCGCGAGTGCCCCTGCATCATCTCTTCGAGTGTGTTACGTAGCTCGATGGCCCGAGCCTTCTCCGCGTCCACGTCGGACACACGGACGCCGGTGAGCAGGTTCGCCGCCTTGGGCAGCCAGCCCTTGCGGTTGTCGATCAGCTTGTCGGCCGAGGTGACGAAGCGGGTGAACGGTGAGTTGGCGAGCACTTGGCTAAGTAGCTGCGGGTTCTCCTCGCCGAACAGCCGACCGATCGCGGTCGCGGCCGCCGGTGCACGGAGATCGCTGAGCCGACGCTGCGTGTGAAGCTGCGTGTCGAAGAGCTGCTCAAGCGGAGCTTTGATGAGCGGGTTGATCTGGGCGAGGTAGTCCATCGCCGTACGACCCACGTCAGGCAGACCGTTCTTGAAGTGCAGCCGCTCGAACGCTTCCTCCGCCGGCAGACCGAGCTTGCTCACGTACTGCCTCTGGCCGTTCAGTTCGGGTCCTGTGGGAATCGCTACGCCGCTCGCAAGATACGAAGGGACAAAACCACGCTCCTCGGTCGGCTCTTGTCTGAAGGGCTTATAAAGGGCTTCCGTGAGGCCCGGCCGCGTGAGTGCGGTCTCGGCTTGGAGCGGCAGATTACGCGAGGCGAACGTGTAGAACGGGATCAGCCGGCGCATGAACTTCTTCTCGAAGTCCGTGAGCCGGTCGTAGTCGAAGTGCAGACGGTTCACCTGCTCGGCCGCTTCGGACGGGATGGCTCCTGTCCGCTTCTCGGCGAGGTACTGGGCACCACGGAACAAGTCCTCGATGTTGGTGCCGACCGCGCGCCCTGCTCTCACCGCCGGCAGTGTGTCCCGCGTGGCACCGGCCACGCCGCGAATCCCGAGATTCTCGCCGAGGCTTTGACCCCAGCCCCGAGTCGGGTTGAAGAGGTTCCAGACCGAGCCGCCAAGGCCCTGCGCTGTGTGCGAGAGAGAGTTGAGCAGTCCTTCGCGCAGTACCAGGTTGGCCGCATCCTGAGCAGCGTTACCACCTGCGGTGCGGTCAGAGCCCGGCGCGCGTGGAGTGAAGCGGCCCGTTCCTCCTCGGAGCGCCGCCGCTGCTGAGTCTGCAATGTCGTCGTTAAGTCCGTGACCACCGAAGATATTTGCCGCAGAGAAAAGCTCCCGTCTGGCATCATCCAAGGAATGAAAGCCGTAGCGTGCCAGTTGCTCGGGAGTAGCAGAGCCTCGGAGTAGACCAAGGGCGGCACCATAGTCGCCCAGTCCAACACCACGGGTTGCGTTATTGAGGGCGGCGGTGGAAGCGTTACGCACATGGGACGAGACCCAGATGGGATAGGCGAGCGACTTGAACGCATTGGTCAGAGAGTCAAGGAACGCGATCGGCGACTTGAGTTGCTCGGGTGCTTGGCCTTTCGCGTAGAACTTTCGGATCTGTTCGAGATGCTCGGGAGAGACGCCGAACTGATCGACGAAGTTCCGCACGTCCGAGAGTGGGCCAGCGAGAGCGGGTGTGTTGAGCGGGCCAATGAACCCCGGAGACGTATTCCCTGCCTGTCGTTTCGCAAGATGCTCGACGAGTCTCGGTAGGGCTCCCTCGTGGGGAAAAGACCCCGGCCCAACCGGCGACCCCTCACGAGTCACCAGCCCGAGAGCATCGAGCGCTTCGGAGAGCGGGGTATCCCCTGACCCCGGCGAGTAGGGACGAGCTACGTCTCCCAAGGTTCCGATGGCCGCGTGTGCGGAGGCGGTCGTGCGCGCATGCTGAGCGCCACGCTGCGTGATGTCGGCCGCGATATCGGGGGTGAAGAGCGGTAGCTGCTCCGTGTGATAAGCCTCGTTCGCGTGAGCCAGACGATTCGCCAGAGCCTCGGATTTGGTGGTGAATGCGGCGTCGAGTGCCGGCGTAAGCGTTCGACCAGAAGCAGCAAGATCACTGCGGAGATCATTGAGCACCTCTCCGGCCACTGCCTGCTGATTCGGGTTGCCGGCGAACCGCTGCCACCAATCGTTGATCCGGTTCGTGCCGCCGGGGATGTCGCGGAGCAACTCCTCGCGTCCGATGTTCGATCCCGAGGTGACCGGGTACAGATTGCGAGGGCCGCGTCTGCCGCCGAGTTGAAGCGACCGATGGTTCACGTCGAGCGATTGGCGGTGCACGTAGTCGCTGAACAGATCATTGGCATCCCTGAGCGGCAGACCGAGACGCTCTGCCTCGTCGAGTTGTCCCCGGCCGATGTCGCTGATGTTGCCCGCGAGTCCACGCACGTCGGCCGCGAGTGCCGGATCAAAGTTGTGCGGCACACGCTCGGCGAGCGCACGCGTCGCCTCGGTGATCGCTTCCTCGGGATGAGCCCCGGATTGGATCAGCGGGTCGAGTTGTTGGAGCACATTCGCGGCGTCGCTACGTGCTGCCGCCTTCGCCGCCTTGAGTGCAGGGTCACCGTACTTCTGGAATCCCTCTTGCGTGATGCGATCGACCGCACCGCCGACCGAGGGATCGAAGAGAGCGTTCCATGCCCGGCCGAGTGGGTTGCCGAACTTCAATGCGGCTCCCGTCTTGTCGAGCCCACGAGCGATCCCTTGAGCCGCGCGGCCGGTTCCAAGCACGGCAGACGGGCCAAAGGGAATCCCCACGCGGGCAAGTCCCGAATAGCCGCGTCGCAGCAACGCCTCACGCGAGAGGCCGCGAAGGGCTCCCGTTTGCTGCGCGACTTTGCCTGCGGCGGTGAGCGCGTGCTTCGCGCCGAACGTCGTATACGTGAGCGGGTCCGTGAGGATGTCAGCCGCGAGCCCGGTGCCCCACGCACCCCAGCCCTTGTCACCCTTCTCGGTCAGCCCCATCTGGTTCGTGATGTCGCGGCCCGAGGTGTAGTCGTTATCACCCACGAGCCCGAGCGTGTCCGCGAACGGGACGAGATGCTTGAGCGATCCCGCGCCCTTGCCGGCGAGCAGACCGCGCACAGCCTGGCCCGGCTTGTCGAGCGTGCCAAGGACGTACGAGAGCCCCGAGGCTCCGGCCCCGAGGGCTTGCTTGGCGAACGACTCAGACTCCTCGGTGGGCAACGGGCGACGATACACCGCGCGCTGTGGACGCACACGCCCACCAGCATCCAGCCCGCCCGTCAACTTGAACGTGGACCGGAATGGATCGGACGACTGGAACGGATCGAAGTCGTCATCAAACAGACCCATCGCCGCCTCCCGCTGCTAGCGCTAGCCCTGCTCCGCCCAGCCCGGCCCAACCCGCGTTACGGAGGAGACCGGCGTCACCCAGGATGTTGTAGAGCGTCCTGCCACCGTACATTCGCAGCGGCTCCTGTACCGCCGTGTGTAGCTGACGTTCTCCCATCAGAGCAGCGACAATCTCGGCAACCGCCTCGCTAGGCTTGGTTGCTCCATAGCGGGACACTTCTTGGGCGATCATTGCTTGCTCAGCGGGATTGAAGAAACCGAGTTTGTCGCCTTCCTGGGGGAAGCCGATATGTGAGCTATTGAAGTGATACGCGTGACCGAGTTCGTGACGCATGAAATGGTCGGGATCAGCAGACGACATCCATCCTGTGCCCGATGGTCCCTGCTGCTCCAGTAACGCCTTCATGGTGTTAGAGTCATGCCATGCCGGATGATTGGGGTTGAGGTGGATTTGATTGGTTCGGCCGTTAAATAGGGCAGCCGCCTCATTGGCGACTTCGGCACCGCGTTGGCTATGCAGATAATTCCATCCGAAGCTGGACGGCATTTCCGTGCGAACACCAGCCTCGCGGCCGAGATCCACTGCTCTCCGCCAGGGAGTCAGTTCGTTGGTGTTGAACGGCCAATCTCGAAATCGATCAACGATGGTATGAAGCTGTGGCCCCTGCCTCGCACCGGTCCCAAGCGTCTCATGTGTGAGAAGCCGAGGTGACACCATGAGAGCCCCGTTCTCGTCTGCCAAGAAACGATGCAACGCGGGGCCGGCTTTCGTGCCTGCTCCGCGAAGGGCATCGATCAGGTCCAGACCAGTCGCGGCCTTGGCTCCGGCGACGAGCCCCTTGCCGATGGTCGGTGCGGCCTTGAACGCGGCTCCGGCCCCGGCGAGCGAGACAGGGTTAAGTAGCGTGTCGGCGAGGAACCCGGCCGCATGCGAACCGAAGCTGTCGTCACCCTTCGTGGTGATGCCGTAGTGATTGGTGACATCGCGGCCCGAGGTCGCATCATGCTCGTTCGTGAGGCCGAGCGTGTCCGAATACGGCAGAGCCGAGAGCAGCTCACGTGGCTTACCGACCGCGAGTCCGCGAAGAGCACGACCACCGGTGAACTTATCGGCCGCCGTGCCAACCTGGCCGAGTGCTTCGAGTAGATCCATAGCACCACCTCAAAGACGGCAGAAGGACTCGAACCATCCACCTCCCGAGGCCGTGGCACATCGGGCGCTCTTACCCCTGAGCTATGCCGTCGAGGGCTGCCGGTGGGAATCGAACCCGCGTCTCCAGCACGGTCGCTAATGCGACTTTCGCTGGCGTCCTCACCGCTAGACGAAAGCAGCCATTTGGATTACGTGAGCAGTCCGCTCGCTTCGAGCTTGCTGATCAGGCTCGTGAGCACGCCGCGAAGCTCGTCACAGTAGCGGAGCAACTCGGTAGCGGTCGCGGAGCTACCGTCGGCCACGGTGAACGATCCGGTCGGGGACGCGTAGGTCGCGGGGGCGTTCGCGGTGAACGTCACGGCGACGTTGTTCGGATGCGTCTGCTTCGTCAGCTCGGCACCGGCAGCGGCATTGAGCACAGTGATCAGCTCGTTGGCGGCCGGCTCATTGGCGACGGCGATCGACAACGCATTCTTGGTGGTGGCGGATAGAGACATGGGCTACACCTCTTTGCTGTCTTGGTTCTTCGTGTCCATTAACCTCGCCTCACACGATCGCGGTCGCCACTCTTAATATTGCCTACTGTTCAGGTCGCCGAGACCGATTGCCGTTCCCATTGGGCTCGGGTGCTCCATGCCGACGCCAGCGATACCGGCACCAGGAGCGCCGCCGCCTACGCCCATCTGGCTGAGGGCGAGCGCCTGAAGCATCTGATCTAGACCCATGTCCGGGTCGCCCTGCCCGCCGTCGAGCGCGTGGTCGGGACCACCAGGAGGAACCGCGTACGGATCGCCCGAGAGCGACGACTGAAGAGCGGAGAGCAGATCGCTGCCGCCCATGCTTCCCGGCGGTGGAAGCGTGCCTCCGACTGGCATACCACCGGGGCCGAGCGGTGGGCCTTGGGGCGGCGGTGGGCCAGCGCCGAGCGGATCAGGGCCGAGTCCCTGGGTCATAGCCATGAACGGGTTCATGCCTTGCCCTGGCCGCGTGGTTGGCATCATCGGGCGGTGCATCGGCGGGCCAGCCGGAGTGGCGTGCGGCGGTCCCGGCATCGCGGGCTTGTCACTGGTCATGCCTGGCTTTTTTGGAGGGAACATTGACATCTCCCTTAGTAGGTGATTTGGTTCTCACGCAGAAGCCGCTGAAGCTCTTGGCCGGCGGCGTAGTTCTTACCCCAGTTACCCCACGAGTATCCGCCGCCGAGCGCGTTGGGATCAGACAAGGCGGCGATCAAGCCGAGCGCCGTGCCACCGACGGTCTGAACGCCCGGCACGCCACTGAGACCGCCCAGGTCTTGAGGTCCGTATTTCGGGTACGCGTTCAACTCGGCGTTCCACTGCTCCTTGTTCGGATACAGTTCGTGGATCTTCGCGTTGAACGCCTGCCGATTTGGCGAGTTCGGATCTCGGAAACCGGGGATCTGTGCGGCTGCGGCGAGCTTCTCGTGGAGAGCCGAGTCTTTGTTGCCGAAGATCGACGCGAGACCGGATAGATCCGAGTTACGCTGTAGCTGCTCATTGACATTGCCGAGGTGGATCGCGGGACCACCACCGGGAGGCGCTTGCGGTGCCGGCAACGGCAAGGTGGCCTGCACCTCGGGAGTCACGCCCTGAGACGACAGGAACAAGGCACGCTTCACCGGGTCGTTAGCGAGCTTGTCAAGCAGATCAAGTTTGCGCTCCGGGTGCGCGACGGCATCCGCCTTGGCGGTTGCTTCGGTGGCGTGCGCGCGTGCGTAGTCAGCCTGGGCGTTGGTCTGATTCGTGAGAGCCGCCACATACTCGGGGTTGCGGTGCGGGTCAACCGCAAGCTGCTGGGCAAGCTGATGCTGGGCGGTGTCAGCCGAGAGCAGGTTGTTGTGGAGGTTGACCAGTCCGCTCAGGTTGTAAGCACGTGACTCCGGGTCCACATTTCCGTACTGGCCGTTCTCGCCTCGGAGGTGGGCCATGATGGCTCCGTGGAGATCCGAGAGTTGGCTGTGGCGTTGATCGTCGAGGCGTTGGTTCGTGTATGCCTTGGCTCGACCAGCACTAGCGGCCACGTCCTCCGGCGAAGAATACGAGAATGCCGTGGTTCCATCCTGACCGGTGACGGCGGCATGACCATAACCAGAGGGGAACGTGAACGCGGGGGTGCCGGCATACTTCACTCCTTGGACCGGGAGTTGAGGCTTGGGTGCGGCGAGCGTCGGCACGGCTTGAGTCGGAGCCGGTGGCGGCGCGTTCGGATCGGGAGCACGGACGGCATTGACTGGCTTCGTCTTCGGTGCGGCCTGGTTGTTCTGGGCGAGTGCGTCGTAGAGATACATGCCACACCTCTTACGTGATGCCGGCGATCATTTGAGCGAGTGCGTCCACGAGCCCGACTTGCCGGGTGATCTGATTCTTCTCGGACTCCAGCGCGACTTCTTGCTGCTGGTTGAACTGCGCGTTCACAAGCTCTTGAGCCTTGAGGATCTGATCCGCGTTCGCCTGTGAGGCGCTCAACCGGATCTGCGTCTCAGCGTCGTTGTTGGCTCGGAGGTTCTGGCCGGTGAGCCCGACGCGAACCGCTTCGAGCAGCGGCGAGTTCGAGCTAAACCCACGGCCAGCGAGATCGCGTTGAGTCTGAAGGATCTGCGAGTTCGTCCGCGCGTCGTTCCGTGCGACCGCCTGGTTCACCTGCTTCTGCACCTGGCCAGCCGAGTAGACACCGCGCGTCGAGATCGCGGGCGGCGAGAAAGAGAGACCCGGCGTAGGGGGCGAGGTTTGGTTCTGGGCGTTCTGGATCGACTGCTGAACGAATGGGTAAACAAGATTGAACTTCTGGTCGGCGTAGACGAGCTTATCGACCAGACGCGTCGTCTCGGCGTCGGAGGCGTACTTGGTTCCAGTGAGCTGCTGATCCGCGTCGTACTTCGTGCCGGTCAGACCCTGGTCGGCCGCGTACTTGCGGCCCGAGAGATCCTGATCACTTCCATAGACCGACGCCTCTTTAGTGCGATCAGCCGTGTAGTTGCGACCGGCCAGGTCAGCAGTAGCGCTCGCTTTCGCCGCGTTGAGGCTCTGGTCTGCGGCGTAGGTGTCAGCCTCGAACCGGAGGTTGTTCGCCTGAATGGTGTTTTCGGTATTAGAGATGATGCCCGCGTTAATGCTTGCTTGCTGCATCTCGGCGATCGCAAGCCGGTTATTCAACTCGTTCTGTTGAAGCGTCAATGCCCCGGCCGGGACCGTCGTGAGCCGAAGCACCTCGGCCTCAAGCTGGCGATCAGCCCCGTATATCGCAGACGTATATTGTAGCTGCGATCCGTATACGGCCGCGTAGAAGTCGGTGCCATCACGGTAGTAACGCTCTTGGAGATTCTGAAGGTTCAGAATCGCCTGAGTGTTCACCTCAAGCTGTGAGATCTCGATATCCGCGATCGCCCGATACACCACGTCGGCGGTGTTGTTCGGGCTCACGAACGGCGCAACGATCGTCGTGCCGGCCGTGAAAATCTCCGGGATCTGCGGCTGCACCGGGATCGTCCCAGGAGGAGCCGGCACCACGGGCGGGATGATCGCGTTCGACATGGGCAGACATTCCCTAAGAGCTAGGGAAATTTACCCAACCGAGAAACCGTAGTGAGCCGCGATCAACTGAAGGATGTCGTTCGCGGTTGGATTACCATCGAGATATTCGTATGATAAGTTGTCTATCCCTAAACCATTTACGATGTCGGCGTGAGTCTTGAGGAGTTGCCGGTAAAACTCGGTCACCTGTTTATTTGCCGCATCGGCCGCGTCGGCGTCTGGCCCAGGGACCGGAGTGCCGTCGCCGGTCACGGTGTACTCGGCCTGCTGCGGCCCGAACACCTTTATCGCGTAGCGCTGGAACCGGCCAACGTTCTGAAGCGCGGCCAGCCCGACCTGTGTTGGGATCGTGGTGATGTCCACGGGATGCGTGGCGTCAGCGACACCGGCCGTCGAGGGAAAGTCCGTGAACATCACGAAGTCGAGCACCGACGCGGGCGGCCCGACGTGGATGTGGAGGAAGTCCGATCCGATCCACGGCTCGGGCGGCGGGACCACCGGTGCCATGAGATCCGTGCATGGCGCATAGAGATAAACGTTGGCCGGATTGACGCCGGACGGCTGGTAGATGTCGCTAACGTGCGTCTGCCGTGCGAACGTTCGATTCGCTCGGATCGCCTGCACTGCGGGAGCGATCGTACTGATGGTCGGACTCAAGATATCCCACCACGTTCCGACGCCGTGAGTCGTCCTGACGACCGGGTGTCCCGCGACAGTGTTCACGTCGATGTTGTTCACGACGCCGTTGAGTTCCGTGAGCGTGATCCATACGACCTGCGGGAACTGAATAGCTTGGCCCTTGAGCGGCCAGCCCGTGGAGAACTCCTTCCGCACGAGCGCGGCGATGTCTTGGCCCGGCAGCATCACGCCCCAGATTCGCGGGTGCGTACCAGCGATGTCATTCGCTCTCGGGATAAAACCGACGCGAGAGGGGAGCTTCAGCAGCACGGCTCACCCCCACGTCGGCACGAAGCCGTAGTAGATACCCTGGTACTGCCGGATGTCCCAGATCAGCGTCCCAGGGTCGAGGATCTCATTCGCGGCCAGCATCGTGAACGTCACCGAGATCGAGCCGCTGGGATCAGCGAGCGGCCCGTTGTTCTGGAGTTGCACTTCGTAGACCTGGCCGAAGCCACCAAGAATCGTGCCAACGGGCGGGACGATCAGATTGCTGGACGCAGGCTTAGCGAGGGTAACAGGCAGGGCTTCGCCTATAGGACGCCGCTGGCCATTCGGTCCAACGAAGACGGGCGGTGCCTGAAACTCCACTGGCTGAGTCGGCCCGAATGTGACCGGACCATTCACGACTTCGATCGTCGGGGCCAGCGTAGGCTTCGGGGTCTCGGCCGAGGATGCCGTGGTCCCTGACGGTATCGGTCTAGTGGGGCTCAATGCGGCAGCTAGCGAGAACTTGCTCGCGGTCTCGGCCGGTCCGGTCTGTCGTCGAGCTTGGGCTGCGGCGGTCGGCGTGGTCGTCGTCGTGTTCGCGGTCGTCTTCTTGACCACCTCGAACGTGTCACCTTCATTGATGTGCTGCACACGAATCGCCGGCTGATTCGGTGGCACCCGCACGGTAATCGGGCCATTGACGACCGGCCCCTCCTTGGCGGTAAACATCGCGTAGAGTTCGTGCGCTAGTTCGGTGGCATTACGCCACTTCTCGCGTAGCAACCGAACCGGGGAGTTTACGCCAATCGGGTCAGCCACAGCTATCGCCTCATCCAGTCGTAAATCTTGAGATTGGCCATTTGTGCTTCGATCATCATGTTGATCGTGCCCCGTCCACCAGGAAACAGAACCACAGCGTCAGCGTAAGCTGCCATCTCTCGGTTGCGTCGTGGGCCGGCTGACTTGCCGTGCCTCTCCCAATCCGCCGGGAACACCTTGACCGGGATCTCGTGCTTCTCGGCCCACCGCTCGCCTTCACGATCCGCCCCCGTCGCACCGCCAGACACAACCTCTGTGATCTCTTCTCGGATTGCGTCAAGTCGAGCGATGTCCGCGTCGGCGAATTTGTAGTTGCGTCCTCCCGCGATGATCAGCTTCATTGCGACTCTCGCACACCGTTGATGTTGACCTGGTAGACGCGTTGGATGTCAGCCGCCTGCACGCCTGAAAGCTCCACGGAAACATACCGCCCGCCAGGGGCTCGCGTGTCGCGGTGCCGTGTGATGCGCTGGGCGACGAAGCCGGCAGCGTACGTCGAGTCGATCGTAATCTCGGGCTGCCCCTCGGTGGTAGTGATCCCGTCCTGAACGATCGTCCGAGCCCACGACTCTGGCGTCTGTGAGTGGTCGTGAAACAACCGCACGTTGAACGATGCCGGGTTGGCGAGCGGCGGGAAGACAACCTCGATGTCGCGCGGGTTGCTCTGTTCTTCTTCGACGAACCGGAACCATCCCGACTGCCAACTCCAGTTGACGCCGCCGATCTGGTACACGCTCGTGTCGTCCAAGCCGATCGTCCACGGTCGATCAACCTCCAAGATAGTTGGAGTATTGTCCACGATCTTCCGCTCTTGCACGGCTCCGCGTCCCGTGGCGATCGAGACCGGGGCTCCCGCGAGTCCCGAGGGGAAGTTCGCGTTCGAGTCGGTGAGGCTGAGCGGACCCCAGTCGGTGACCGTGCCCCGGATGGCGTTTCCAGCGTCCACCGTGTCCAAGGAGCCTTCGCCTAGGCAGAGCACCCTCCGAGCTTCAACCCCGGCCACGGAGCGCCTGTATCCGATCGTAGCGATTGTGGACGAGCTTACCTGGAACGGGTACTCCTCAAGCCACCAGCGGTCGCGGCGGTAGTCGTAGCAGATCGAGTGACGTGGATAGACGCAGCCCGACATCGCCACGAACCACCGGATCGTGTCACGCACAGGATCATGGGCCGCGTGCCAGTAGCGTTGATCGGCGTGCCAGTTGACTTGCAGGTCGCCGGGGTTGCCGAGCTTCTGAAAGAGTGACTGGATCGGCTGGCTGATCGGCTTCGACTCTTGGCCGTCGTACCGGTGGATACCCTGTTCGTCGAGCATGTAGGCGTCGTCTTCGATGATCACCCAACACCGGTTATTGATGCAGCCACGCCGAGTAGTCGGGAACACGAAGCCGTCACGAGCGGGATCGCTCTGGAACGTGAACTTGTAGATGTGCCGCTTCTCGATGATGAAGATGAACGACCGCATTACCATGAGGCCGGTGATGTCGTCGGAGTCCTCGGGCAAGCTGATCGCGTTCCACGGCGGCCACGCCTCGGGGAGAGCGGGCTCGGTGTAGTAGGCGAAACGACGCTCGCCGATTGGCGGCCGAATGGCGTAGCTCGTGAACGGACCCAGCGAGTCGGTGATGGTGGCTGTCGTCGTGATGACCTGGTTCACTTCATCGACCGACGCGATCTCGTACGTGGACGATGCTCCGCCCATGTAGATCACTCGACCAACGAACGACGCTCGCCACTGTGTTCCAGTGCCATAGATGAGATTCTGCCCAAAGACGGGCCGGCAATTTCCATCGGTATACGACACATCCCCGGCTGCAAAAATACGACCGAGGTGAGCGGCAACGAGAGCTTTATGAGAGGGAGGCGGCCAGTACCGATTAGCGAAGTTCGTGTCGTCAGCGCTGAACAGGGGGACGGGAGTTCCTCCCGCAAGAGTCTCGTCGTCGGCTGTAGAAGTGAATGCAGTGGAAACGGTATCGTCGGTGTCGATGTCAACGTAGAAGGTCTCCGAGTTGCCGTCGAGGTTGCGAAGAATCTGCCGCCTAATCACCTTGGGTTCTGCGGAGATTGGGACCGATCCGTAGAGCACAGTGGCGATGCCGAAGATCCAGCGACCGCCGAAGGTGTACGTGCCCGAGGTGATGACCAGGCCGTTGATCGTGAACCGATCCTCATCGAGCACCGTGATCGTCCAAGTCCCGTTGACGAGACCGAGCCCCTGGACTTGTTCGATGATGATCGGGTCGTTCGTAGAGCGGCCGTGATCCTTCGATGTGACGGTGACCACACCCGAGGCGCTGTAGCTGATCGCGTCGATCAAGCCGTCCGTCCCGAAGTCCACCTCGTTCGAGACGGGGCTGAGGTTCGAGACGTTTCCGTCCGCGTCGAGGAACCGCACGTAGGCGACTCGCTTGCCGATGATCGTGCCGGCTCCGGTTCCCCCGAACGCGATCGCGGACGCGGGAGCGATGATGCCTGCGGTGTCGGCCCTGCCCGCGAGCCCATCCCACTTGAACATGGGATCGATCCCGTTAGCGATCAGGATCAGCCCCGAGGGAGTCTCGGCGTAGCTGTTCGGGAATTCGCCCGAGCAACTCGGTAGCAGGACAGTCCGCACCCCCGAGCCTGAACCGCCAGGGTTACCACCTCCCGGCGGCAGGAGGATAATGGCGTCGGCTCGGTCCATGAACTCGAAGCGAGCCGTTGCCTCGTGCCCGGTAATGATCGACGTGCCTGATCCCGAGAACGTGATGGTCAGCGAGGCGTTCTTGTAGAGGTGCTCGTTGACATCCTCGGCGCTACCCAGACCGAGAGACGTGGATGCCGACACGTGTACGTCGCGGTTCGCACCAGCGTCTCCGGTCATCGTGACAGTCGTCGCGGCGGATGCCAGCGCGAGCCTGGTGTAGTTGCCAGCATCAGTGAATGCGATCGCGGTCGCGGCGGATACCGACTTGAGCAGATGGGCAATGAACGAGCCAACGCCGGTCATCGTGATCTGAGTCGATGCGTTGACCACATACGTCCGAGTCGATCCTTGGTCGGCCGCGTCCACGAAGGTCAAGATCGTGCTCGCGTCCACGAAGACGTTCGTCGGCCCCTGGATGAGCGAGCCGGTCGAACCCGGAGTCATCGTGATCGTCGTGGATGCCAAGACCAGGTACGTGTGACCGACGCCAGCGAGCGGCGAGAAGGTGAGCGACGTAGCGGCATTGACTGCGAGGTAGAGATTCGCCAGCGTGTTGTGCGTGGTGATCGTGATCGTGTGGGCCGCACCCGCTTCAAAGTCGCCCGCGTTCTTGGGCGTGCCCGTGAATGTGACGGTCGTCGATGCGGCGACGCGTGCAACGTTGGACCCCGCGCTACCGGCGTCGGTGAACGTGATCGTGGTCGATGCGGACGCGAAGTTGCCCGTCGTCGCGGTCGTGCGAAGGACTTCTGCCCAGACTTGGGTTACGTGTGCGGGCATTAGCTAATCAGCTTGACGCCGATCTCCATCGCGTTGACTGAGCTACCGGTCCACGCAGAGCCGCCGGCATCCGTGTTGAAGATCGCCACGTACGGCTGATACGTCGTCGTCAGAGTCGCGGTCGTGGCCCCGTCCTGGTACGTGTTGGATGTCCGCGTGCTCATGTCGATCGTCCGCGTCTCGCCGTTAGCCTGGTTAGCGAACGCGGTGACCGCTACGCCGAACACCGACACCGGCGTGTGAGCCAGTGAGCCGACCGTGTAAGAGTCGCGGTTACCAGCGCCGGCTGTATCCACGAAGCTCGTGTCGCCGTCCTCGTGCGGTGTGTCAGCGACCGCAGCGTGGTTCGACGAGCCGGCCCCGAGGGTCCACTGCGTCGAAGCTCCGGCCCCGTTCGGCAAGAGGTACTCGACGGTGCAGTCGCCGAGGAATGTGTTGTTCGATGAGCCCGAGATGTCGGCGATGTACAAGTCGTCGTAGTCGATCGTCGCTCCGTTGACACCGGTGGCGTGGACGTTCGTGTCGCCCAAGCAGACGTGCGTATAACCGGTGCCACCGTTCTCGGTAGACGATCCAGTCCCGGTGTTGCTGTTCGCGGCAGACCCATCCACCTGCATCGACATATCGCCCGACGCCGTGCTGGTCGTGTACTTGCACTTAAACTCCAGGTAATGCCACGTGTTTGTCGCAATCGTCGGGCCGGTGTACCCGGCTTCAGTGATCGTCGATCCGCCCGATCGCAAGAAGTGTAGAGTTCCCGACGAGTCGAGATAGACGAACGCGCCCGGCGCGGAGAACGATCCGTCGCACAATGTCACAAGAATCATCCGATTCGTGCTCGTGGGCAGGGCAGACACACGAAAGGCGAAGCCCACGATGATCGTCGTGCTAACGTGGTGCGTCGTTCCATTGATGCTCGACGTGCTGATGTCGCAGCCCGGCATGGTTCCCGTGGATACGTTTGTGGTCAGACGCCATCCGTTGTCACCGCTCTGGCCCGAACGGCTCGCCGCCGAGTTCAGTGCTCCGGCAACGTGGTCGGAGAAGAACTTGTTGGTGATGTCCGTCGTCCCTGAGATCAGGTTGAAACCTTCGATTCGCAAGAGCGCCATGCCACTACCCCCTAAGCACACGAGGCGGAGAGGCCAGGCGAACCTAGTCTCCCCGCCTCTTTCACAAGGGTTTGTCTTGGGCGAGTCTTACGAGCTGGCCGCCGAAAGCGTGTAGGTGACTTTGAGCGTGTCACCGCTGTTGACCGACTGGGTGCCGCCCGAGAACGCGGCGGTCGAGAACAGGGTGCCGGTCGAGCCACCCTTGGTCGAGTTCGAGATGATGAACAGCCCCTTGATCACCGTGCTGTTCGTGTTGATCGAGAAGTCCATCGTGGACGAGTTGGTGATCGACTGGCTCGACGCAGCGCCGGGACTCCACTGGATACGGGTCGAGTTGCTGTACGCGGTGCTCTCGCTCCATCCCGAGTGCGAGGCCGAGGTGTCGCCGGCAGCGAATCCGGTGAAGCCAGCGTTATCGACCAGTCCGCAATACCAGGTCGTGGTCTGCGAGCCCGCCTCGATGTAGACGTTGAGCACGTCATTGAGCGCGGTATTCGTGACGCCGTTCTCGGCGGTGTCCTGCCACTTGAGGTTGCCATTCTTGTCGTAGCACTCGATGACGAAGTGCCCACCCACGCCGATCTTGCCCATGTCGAGCGCGGACAGATCGACGTTCACGCCGGGCATCTCGACGAGCCCATTGGCCCGCTCGACGAATGATTCCGCATGGTCGAAGACAGCAAAGTTGTCAGAGGTCATTGCTCAAACTCCGATCAGATTTGCGGATTCGCGCCTTGGGCCAGTTTTCCGCTACCCATCTGTGCCAGAACGTAACTCGCTTCGGGCCGGTCGTAAGCAAACAGGGAGATCAGTGGGCCATTCGGATCACCGCCGGGGATGATCTCGAAGTAATCCAGAAATGCTCCCGTGTAAGCACCGTTCGATGCGTACGTCGTGATCACTCTAAATCTACCCACCGAGAATTTGAGCGAGAGGAAAAGCGGCAGGGCGAACACCGAGTTGCCCCGGTCCATCGCGGGCAGCTTCACCGTGGCGACCACGTTGGCGCTGGAGTCGAAGATCGTTGCAATCGGGTAGTCGAACGGCGTGACGATGCGGCCCTGGTAACCCGTGGTGCGGATCATCAACGGCACGACTTGGCCGAGCTGATATCGGCCCAGGTAGCCGACGCGGTTAGCGGCCATAGCATTCCCTCCCAGCGCTTTATTCAGAGGCACCGCGTTGTCGCGGAAGCGTAGCTGTGTGGTGGCGGAGACAAGCAGATCCCGAGTCGCACCTTCGGAGTCCGACAGTTGGATGTTGGATTGAGAGTTCTTCTCAAGATCCCTGACGGATGAACCGGACCCTGTGAACGTGAAGGTCGCCGAGGAGCCGTCGTTGACGATCTTGACGCTCGTGGCCACACCACTCAGTTCGAGCAGGCCCCCACCAACGCCGTGCTTGCCGTCTCCGAACGATAGGCTGGCAAACGTGATGGTTGTCGCGGCCGATGAACTCGTCACCTTATGTCCGCCGCCGGAGCCCGTGAACGTGATGGTCGTCGATCCCGAGACCGCGTAGTCCATGTCGCGGTAGGCGAATTGACTAAACGTGATCGTCGTTGAGCTGTTGACCGCAAACGCGGCGACTTGGCTGCTGGAATCGGAGAAGGTCACCGTAGTGGATGCGCTCGCCTCGGCCGCAACATTCTCGGAGCATGAGGCGAAGAACGTGATCGTGTTCGATCCCGCGACGTTGATGCCGGAGTTCTCAGCCGCGACGTAAGAGAGCAGTACCAACGTCGATCCCGAGACATTGAGCTTGGCGTTCTCGGTGGCCGTGTAGCTGAACGTGATCGTCGTCGAACCGGCCGAATTCAGGGCCGCGTTCTTGGTGCATGTGCCCGTGAACGTGATCGTCGTTGAGCCGGCCGAGTGGACGAGCGAGTGTTCTGAGGCGGTGTACGAAAACGTGATCGTCGTCGAACCGCTGACCGAGAAGATGGTCGTCGTCGCCGTTGACCGCAGGACTTCCGCCCATACTTGCGTGACTCGGGATGCCATTGAGAACCTCCATCAATTCACGATGAAGGATTGCTCGTAGGCAACCGTCACTCCGCTGACTGTCGCGGTGATGAACACCTTGTAGAGCGTGCCCACTTCATAGCCGTTACTTGGGTCGGTCACCACGCTGTACTGGTAGTACCCGTTATCGGCGGAGAGCTTCGATGCGATCCCGGTCCCTCCGGTCATCAATCCCGACGGGCCGAAAACCTTAAAGGTCGGAGCCGAGTCAGCATCGACGGGTGTCTCAGAGGAGTTCTTGACGATGAACGCCCCAGGGAATGTTTCGCCGAGAGTGACAAAACCACCAAACATGGGCACAGCCTCCAGAGAAATTTACCCACGCAATCGCCAACGGCCGTGCGCGCCGTTCGTTGATTGCTAAGTCGCAATGAGATAGATTCGGGCTCGCGTAAGTATGATCGAAGGGATTAGAACAATTCTCACTCGTGACACTTGATCGGCGTCACGATAGGACGCTCCGATTGTCACTGCGCCGCCAGGAGGTCAGCATGCCCAAGATAGACGCGACCGCAATCATTGACCAAATCAACAGCGTCCTGGGCGAATACGAAACGCTCAAGAAGTCTGCTAGGTTTGAAGATATGTCTGATCAGAAGCCGGGCATCGCCGAAGTCACTACGCGTTTGAAGGCCGTCGTGGAGCGGATTTGCGGTAACGCATCGATCTACGGTTCCCAAATCGATCAAATTGAAAACTCGCGGGGAACAAGCGGGCAATATTGTCACCAGATTGCTGGCGTCGTTCGCGCACTTCGGTCGGATATTCAAGCCGGATACGTCCTGAAATTGGCTGAACTCATTCACGGGGAACTCTTCAATGACTTTCTTGAGATGGCAGACTACCTGTGTACGGAGAGTTTGAAAGACGCTGCGGCAGTTATGGCCGGCGGAACACTCGAAAGTCATTTGAGGCAATTGTGCGGGAAACACAGCATAGACACCGACGTAATCGTCAAAGGCGTCAGTAAGCCGAAGAAAGCGGACCGAATGAACAATGACTTGTTCGGTGCCAGCGCTTACGGGAAAGGCGATCACAAGAGCATTCTTAAGTGGCTAGATCTGCGAAACGACGCCGCGCATGCCCGCTATAACGAATACAACACACAACAGATCGTCATCATGATCGCAGGCATTCGAGAGTTTATTGAGCGGGTTCCAGCGTAGCGAGCCGCAGCGACTCAATCAAACTGCACGACCTTGCAGCCAGTGCGCCCTCGAAGCTCGCCAGGGCGAACGCTTTGCGTGTTGAGCTGTCGGATCGACGAGCCCGGCGTGATATCGTGAGGATCGGCGTTGGGCGTGAAGCCGCCGAAGTCGCGGATCGACACCTGGGCCTCCGGCGCTTTGGGATCAGGTTCGCGTGGCATGGGTCTGACCTTTCGGTGGATCAGGCAGCGGCATCCAGTGCGTCACAGAGGCGCCGCCTTGGTATTTGCCGGTGTCCGCACGAAGCCAGTAAGCGACCGTCTCTTGCTCAGGATCGTGTGGGTTCCACCGGTAGCTGGCCACGCAATTCGTGATGCGGCCGTGACCACGCCGCCAGATATCGACGACTTGGTTTGGCTCAGGCATGAAGTCGTTAACTGAGATCCACATTAGAAACCCTCGTCGATCCAGCGAACGTCACACGTTCCCGCCGCTGGTATGCCGTAGATCGGGCCGCAGAACGTGAAGTCCTGATACGTTCCCTTGGGGATCGGGATGCCGTTGCTGGTCGTGAGGCTGGCATCGAAGCCGACGAGCAATCCGTTGGTCCCGTCGTTGTTGTAAACGCGACACCGCTTCCGCGAGCTACGCGCGGGAACGATCACCTCGGCCGCATTGATCGTCTTGTTACCGTAGGCACCATTGACGCTCTGTGCGTTCATAGCAGAGTCCTTAGAAAGTCTGAGACAGATCGATCGGGTAATCGCGCAGGCGTCGTCGTAGCGGGCCGTGCGGGCTCACAGTGCGTCCCATGAAGCTACGGGAGTCGGCGTCCTTGGCTTCGGCCAGCGCCTTCTTGTAGGCCGCCGCCGCCGAGGGTTTGTCTTTCAGCGTGCGGTTCACCGAGAGGTGATACTCGACGCATCGATAGAAGGCATTCAACATGGCCCCTCGTTCGATGTCGATCGGGTCAGAAATCTCGTACCCTTTTCCTGACACGGACGACGGAGCCGCGTCGGCGAGATTGACCGTGGTGGACGACAGGTAGTCGGTGATGTAGCTCTCGAACGCAAACTTGTTCGAGCCGATGATGTCGTCAGTCGGAACGTTGCCATTCGACGAGACGCGGATCACAGAGCCAACCATGTCCGGCGTGAACGTCGAGCCGGCGAGCGTGGCGACCACAGACCCCGACGTGAGAGAGATGGTGCCTGCCGTTACCGAAAGATGGTTGATCGCCCTTGGGCGGCGCTTGTAGATGTAGTCGATCGTCCGCACCTCGAAGGGCCACGGGAATATCTTGAGCGTGAGTCGGCCGGGGTAGATCGGATCGCCGGTGATCGTGTAGCACTGAGGCACGCCCTGGGCGAACACGTAGCGGTTTTCGTACAGCCACTCGCGCGGATGCGTGTAGCTCATGCCGCCGAAGTTTCGCTCGAACAGAGCTTGGTCCTGGGCGATGTAATCCTCGGGCAAGAGGTACGTGTCCTGGTAAATCTGGAACGGCGTACCGGAGGGGATGTCCTGGCCGGGGTTCACCTGGTCGTCGAGAGTGAGCACCGTTGCGCTCTTCTGCTCGGCGATCTTGTAGTTGACGACGCTCGTGTTGTCGTCGGGAGCAATGTTGTTCTCGACGATCGCCATCGGCGACTGGAGCCGGAGGTAGGAACCACCTGTCGCCCACGTCGGCCACGTGCCGCCCGAGATCGTGACCTGTCGCGGATAGGTGCCGCTCGTGTGCTGGTACTGGATCGACGCCCCGGTGACCGTGGAGTCATAAGCGCCGTTCGTGATGATCCGGCCGTGCTTGTAGAAGTAGGTCCAGTTGTGGCAGTTCGGCAGATCGCGGTACGCCTCACGGATTGCACGCTTCGCATCGCGCGTAACGACGGCACTTGGGTCAGCTCCCAAGTAATCCAGGGCATGCTGAAGTAGGTCGTTATACGTGGTGTACTGCATTGCTAAGCCGCCTTTTGATTTCGTCGCTGGTTGGCTCGTTGTTGCTTGGCGGTAGCCCAGTAGCAGTTATCGGGCTCGTAATTCCCGTTCACGTTTATTCGCTCAACACTCCGGCCTGGTGGCCGTGGTCCCATGTCGTGGAAGAAGTTATCGAATGACTCGATCCACCGAACGCAGACCGTAATTCCTCTGCCGCCGTAGTCGGCGTAATTGGAGTCATCAGGATTCAGGCATCGCTTCTTCATCGCCTTCCAAGAACTGTACGCGCCGGTCCCGCTCAGTCCGTGCTTTTGGTTGCGCTCAATAACCGCTTCCACGACCTGGCACCCGCAACTCCGTGCCGCTCCGCTGCGAAGGTTATTGGAGGTCGGCGTGCTGATTCGGCCGCAGTCGCATCTGCAAGTCCAAATCGACTTTCCCGATCCGTTGTTGCCCGCGCGTTCGAGAACCACGAGCATGCCGTAACGCTGGCCAGCAATGTCGATCGCTCTCATTACCGTCCCCCTGTCAGCCACCGACGCAACTGAGCCACCGAGACAACCAACAGATACGCCACCACGAGGGTCAGCGTCACACCGCCGAAAAATAATATCCAACTACCGAGTAGTGCCATGTCGTCGATCCAATCTCAGCAGCCGTGCCGCAGCCATGAACGAAAGCGGGATCAGAATGAGAATCCAGTGAACAATCGCAAGGAACCATCCGATCGTCAGCGTTGTTCCGCTCAAGAGGTCTTCTCCAATACTGCTCTGATTTCGGTCCTGGGCCACACGTATCGCCCGAGTAGCAAACCAACCGTGAAGACAACGACCATCTCGATCATGGGAGTTCCCCTGAGTCCGTGACTCGTAGAGGGTTGATATCGACCTTGCCACTGCGAAGCTCGTGCACGCGCTCTCGCACATCGTCAGCGTTCGCACCCGGATGCGATTCCAAAATGTCCTGCACCTCGTTCTCGATCAGATCCGGAGCAACCTCGATGTCATCGCCAGGATCAACCTCGTGACCCTTGTGCTCGACGTAGCCGTGCACGGTCATGTTCTTTTCTCGTGCAATCCGGAGAACGTCGCCCCGGTCTCCCACCCAGGCGGTCGGATCTCCGGGGAAGCTGGCCAAGCCACGGCAGTACCACTTCCCGTTGGTCGATACGCCAGCACGCTCCGCTTGAGCGCGTAGCCAGGTCTGCTCTGCGCCAACGAGGCCGGAGTCGGAGGAGAACTTGCCTTCGTTGAAGATGGCATCGGTCTTGACTCCTGGGAACGACCGCGTTGCGAGCATCTCGGCCATCTTGTGTGACTGACCATCAAGCCGCATTTGCTGGTAGCGAAGCTGAGTGTCCAGGTCGCACGAGACCACGGGAAACTCGATCGGCTCAAGTTCCACGTCCTCGGGGATCAGCCCGTTGGTGTCGCGTTCAAGCCGACCGTCCGGCAGGATGATGTAGCTCTCGATGGTCGCAGGCATCGTGGGTTACCCCGGAGCAGGAACGTTGGTGGTAGCGGAACTCTGGTGGCCGGGAGCGCCCTGCGGCGGAGGTGCCTGCGTGGGCACGGTCGCCGTAAGCTGGTAGCGATTGGGATCGAGATCGCGCGACTTGGCGAAGTCGCCGAGCAGGTTGTTCATCGGCACCGTGTCGCCGGTCGCCGTGGCGTAGTTTTGCAACACGGGCATGAGTGACTGGAACGCCGTGGTCATCGTCTCGGCTTCCCAGTTCTTGTTCGGACGTTGCGTGCTGCCCGCCTCGATGCGGTACTCCAGAGAGCGGCAGGCTTCGTTCACGTCGCGGGTCGAGACATAGGTCGTCCACGCCCACGCGCCCATCTTCCCGAAGACGGGAGACACGTCGGGCGCCTGAAGGTGGTAGCGAGCGCACACCGCTTCCTTGACCGCGACTCGCGTCATCCACGCCTCGACCACGTGCCGCATGTCGTCGGGCCGCACCGACTGGGCTTGAGTGCGGAGGTTCGCCTCGGAGGCCGACCGGATCTGGGTCTGGCCTTGGTTGCCGTACATGAGTTCGGTGAGGCCGACGCGCTTGTCGAAGTTCTCCTCAACCGCCGCGATCATCTTCCAGATGTCGCCGTTGATCGCCGGATGCTGGAGGAACTGCACGACCTCGGTGATGGTCTTGTGCTCGGCGTCGATCTCCAAGAGCGTGAGATCGCGGCCTTCGAGGATCGCGGTCTTGAGTTCCTCCGACGCCTGCTTCAGTACGGCGATGAAGTCCCGCGTGGTGTTGCGGATCTTCCCCATGAGGAAGCTCATGCACCAGTTGAGGAACTTCAGCTCGCCCATGCCGGCCTTGAGGTGAGCGAGCGGCCACGGGCACTGCGGGATCTTGTGGAAGTCGAGCACCGTGACCGGGAACTCGTCGTCGCCCCAGAACGGAGTTGGCCATGCGGTGCGGGCGAAGATCGCCTGGGGACTCGCACGAAGCTCGGGATTGTTCGTGATGTCGGGCGAGAGGTTCAGCGGGAACTGGCAGTTATCCGCGATCGCCAGGTAGCAGTAGTCGCCGAACATATCGAGCGGGCCACGGTACTCCGGGTTCATCCCGTTCAACCGGCCGCCGATGCCCATCTTGGTGTAAATCTTCCAGTACGCGAGCAGATCGTTCGTGTAGCCGCGCTTGCGGTCGTATTGCAGGTCGTCGGATGTCTCGATGTCCGACTGCTTCATCTGGCTCTCGACGTTGCCCTTGAGGCTGCCGGGCCGCAGTCCGAAGTCACGCTCGACTTGCCACACCGGATGGATGCAGCGGCGAGCGACCCACGTGCACCGCTCGTACGACTCGGCGTCGGGGTCGATCTGAAGGTTGTCGGTCGAGTCGAAGAACGTACGGACCACCCGCATGTCGGTCCCCGGCGGCGTGTAAAGCTCTGTCCACACGACACCGCGGCCTTTGATCAGCGCCTCCTCGATGGCCTGTCGGGACTGCTCGTTGAGCCGGAATTCGACGGGCGTCCAGTTGAGGTACGCTTCGAGCAAGACCGACCGCAGGCCGTCCACCATGACGCGCTGGTTCTCCTCCATGATCATCGACTGGTAGACCATCGGGTCCGGGAAGAAGTCGGGCGGGATCACGACCGGCATGCGCGGCTTGACGGTGCGTACCGGATTCTCGGCATAGAGGACGGGGCCGAAGATCGTCACAAACTCGAACGTCTTGTTGACGCTGACCTTGAACATGGGGTCGATGTTGTCTTGGGCCTGGCCGCCCGTCTCGCCCCACATCAAGTCGTCCCAGGACTTCGGCCCGTTGTAGAAGCCCATGCACTCGTCCGCCGCCATCTGATAGACCTTGCGCTTGTGCTGCTTGGCTCCCTCGATCTTGGTGAGCCAGTGCGACACGACTTGCTGAAGCACAGGGTCTATTTCAGATGCAGCGTAGAGTTCCACGACTCACCTCGGATTACTTGCCGTTCAGGTCAGCGATCAGGCTTGCGACCGATGCTTCGAGCGCAGCCAGTCGCTTCTCGGACTCCATGAAGTCCCAGACGCCCGCGTCGGGCGGCGCGTTCTTGGCTCGCGGGTCCGAGACGTGAAGCGAGCCCTGGGCGGGCACGATGCCGCGATGCTCGGGAGCGAACACGGCAAGGTCGATCGCGTTTCGGCCAACGTGCGTAACAGCCGCAGGGAACTGCGGGCCGCCGATCACGAACGACCACATGACAAACGGGCCGGGCTTCGGCATCTCGAAGCCAGGGGATCGCACGGGCGTTTGAGGCTTTCGAGTCGCAGTCTCAGCCATAACTACTCCGGGTCTTGGGTGCGGTACGCGTCTGGGTTGCAGAGCGGGCAAAGGCGTCGAGAAAAGAACCGGTGCCTGGGGCACCGGGGGTACGTGATCGGATCGGGCTTGGTGATCGCGGGGGCTGTGTCGAGCCGCTTCGGCGGGTTGAGGTATCCGCTCGAACAGACGACGAGCACGAGGCAGGCAAGCATGAGCCCCCACACGACCCCCTCGGCTACATCGGGCTGCGTGGAGGATTCGCTCATGACGTTGCCTTGGGCTCGACGGCGGGTAGGTCGCCAGAAGGAAGATCACCCCGGCGAGGATGAGCGGGCGGGCGGACCATGAGCGGCCGATTGCAGTAAGGGCACTGCACCGCAAACGGGCTGCGGCACTGGCCCTCGTCACATCCCGAGTTAGGCTGGAAGGGATGGATCATCCGATCGCCAGGGAACGGAAACACCGGCTCGGGTTTGCTGTGCTGCGTGTAGCTGAAGTAGAGGGCCGCCGCTGCCAATGCGACCGCCACAATCGCCACCAGGTTTCGCTGCTTGTCGTTCACGGGTTGCTCCCCACGAGTAAACGAATGGTCTCGTGAGAAACTTACCCAACTTTTATTGCGCCCCCATACCCAGACTCTTGCTTCTTGCGGAATTTGGCTCGTTCTTTTTTTGCGGCGAGAAGCTCGTTCGTGTAGCTGCCCTTCGCCTTACGTGGCCTTGGCTTCACGTACTTGAGCTTCGCGGAGGCGAGGTAACGAACGCAGTCGCACAGGTGATCGTGCATCTTCACGGGCTCATCGGTGACGAGCCCGGAGGGGAGCTTACGGTACGAGTAACGCTCCATCTCCCAGAGCAGGCTGGGCACCTTCTCCCGCATGACGACGAGACGTGGTTTGCCATCGACGATATGCAGGGCGTTGTGCACCTCTTGGATGCCAGCCTTCACGTCGTCGGCACCCCACACGAACGAGGTGCCGCCCTTCTCGAACGCGAACCGCTTCGCCTTGAGAGCCGCCGTGTATTGCTCCTCGGGAGTGCGGCCCGAGGCGATCTCGGTCATTCGCCCGGCACGGTGATCGATGATCCCGAACTCGATCGGGCGACCGGACACGCGCTGCACGAATGTGTCCGCGAAAATCTGGGCGTTGCACCGTTTGATGTACAGCTCGTCGAAGATCACGAGCTGCCCGTGCATCTCGTGCCGAGGCGGCGGCACTGCGGCGAACAGCACAGCACAAACTTGACGGCCGGGGTCGATCGCGCAATACACCGTCCAGTCATCCGGGATGATGAACGTCTCGCAGCCGTGGGCTCCGCGCGGTGCGAACTCGCTGTAGACGCGGGAGCCGAGCAGCGCGAACTTACCGTGGACACGCACCGCAAGCTCGTCGGGGTTGTCGGCAAACTTGGCCATGAACTCTTGCTTGGCTGCGTCGGCAACGTACTTGTTGTCGAGCATCCCGAACTCGAACATCGCAATCGGCGCGTTCGGTTCGCCTTCCCACTTCTCGGCTCGGCTGGCCAGGTCATAGAGAATCTGCGTGCCGGTCTGCGGCGTGGCCGACCAGATGAACTTGCCCGACCGCACCTTCCCTGTGATGGGATCGACGGTGCGGTTGTCGAGCAACCGGGCCGACATCTCCGGATACCAGAGAGGGTGTTCGATCTCTTCGTCGAACCCCACGAGGTCCACGTTCCATCCCTGCGGCGGCGCACCCTTGGACGAGAAGAAGTGAATCGACCATCCGTTCTTGAGCGGGATCGTCTTCGGGATCTCGTCCTTCTTGTTCTCCCACGCGATCTTCTTGAACTCGTAGAACCGCTTCGGGATCAGCGGCGGCGCGGGCTTCGAGTCGTAGACGCGGCGAGCGTCATCGGGATCGTCCGGGACGAACGGCCGCGACTCGCCAGTGATCTCGTCCTTGATGATGCGGAACGCACCGGGCTTGAAGAGCTTCTTGTAGAACACCTTGCTGCAATGCGTCAGATCGAGGCCAACGAGGATGCACGTCCCGTTCGTCTTCGGGTACTTGTCGTGCGGGTCTTGGCCCGTGACGGCGCGAGCGATCTCGATGCACGAGACGGTGGTCTTACCCGATCGGTTACCGCCGATCGCAATACGATCCCCGGCGTCCGAAGCAAAGAACGCCTCTTGGGTCGGCATCGGCCGGAATATCTTCAGCGCTTCCCGGCGGCGAGCCAGGATCTCGGCGAGGACGCCGCGCATCTCTGCCGCTTGAGCTTGGCTCAGCTTCGTCGGATCGGGAGGCGGGCGGTCTGGAAACTCGGGAACGACATCCGGGATCTCGTCAGGATGCGAAGCCTGAGTCATCAGACTCGCCATCTCCTCCGGCGACAGCTTCGGTATCTGCCCGCTCACGATTCGGCGACCCTTCTTCTTTAGGGGTTGCCGAGGCGGCGGTAGTGGAGGGAGCGGCATTAGTCAGTCTCCGCACATACGCAAGCGCTAGTTCTTCAAGCTCGGCGTCACTCAGATCAGACGGCTTCACCGTGTTCGTGAGATCGCGTTCCGTATTGTTGATGATCAAGCGCTGCATCATTTCGAGAATGCGCTGCCGAGTTTGCCCACCCTCCGGCGCTCGTCCGAACTCGTCGAAGATGTCGGCGGCAAGACGAGCAGGACCACCCCAGACCTCGATCAGATTCGAGAGCAACGACGCAGAATCGATCGCCGCTTTCTGACCGGAGAGCGCCGCCGATACGGACTTCGGAAGCTCGGGGTTTGACTTGCGTTTGGGTTTCGGCATTGCATTTGGCCCGGAGTCGGAAGTCACAGAAGAATCTACCCAACCGATGCACGAGTCTCGGCGTTTCGGCTCCGAACCCGTCGAGCCTGAGTCTTCCTGACTCGCCGGGGTCTTCGGTCTTGTCTTCCGTTCCGTCGGGTCTTCGTGACCCTCGCCGGCTTTGCCGGTCCCGCTCCCATCCGGTCGCGGAGAAGGAAGGGTAACGGTGCACCCCCTATAGTCCCCCTCGTTCACCCATCTGTGGGTTTTTATGGGAAGCTACGAATCGCTCTGTTTCGCTGCTACCGGTGTCAGCGGATAGCTCGCGTGCCCTCGGGCAACACAGATCGACACTTGGCAGGCCCCGTCCAGATTTCTCTGGCTCGTTGATCAGAGCTTGAGTGCGGCCCCCTCGCAGCCCAAGCGTTGGTATCCAGAAGTAAGTATTACCAACATTTTTTGGCGCTTCGGAAAATTTCAATGAATTCAAGACCAAAGGTCAATTTGATCTTTGGTCTTTCCGTCCAGATTTTTCCGACCCGCGAAAAAAGTTGGGTATGTCTTTATACCGACCAACCAAAACCTCTGAGGCTGCACCTATGCCGGTACAACTCGCGTCCAATCAGCAAAAATTCTTTGCCGAACTTCTCGCGCCGTTTGCACCAAATGAGCTAAGCACGGTTCCGGCGCGTGGCGGCGGGCGTGAGTTGACCTACGTGGATAAGCGGGCTCTGGAGAACCGCCTCGACTCCGTGTGCGGCCCGTGGGGTTGGTATCCCGAGTACGAAGCCACGTCGCGCGGGTACAAGTGCCGCCTGCAC